AGGGGTAGGGGGTAGTCTGATTTGCGTATAAAAAGCCTTAAAACGCTTATTTTTATATTTTTTTTGTAAATTTCGCTTTTCTCAACACTTAATTTGCTTAATAATGAGGCTATTAGCTAATTTATTTGAGATAATTTCTACATGACTGAGATAAAAGAAATACGACATGGTGCGGTATTGGATAGAGACGAGTTTTTCAATCGTTTTGATTTAAAGCCTCAGCCGATGCGCCTTGGTCATATACCGACTGCGAAAACAAGGCAGATTGTGCGTAAGTTAGTGGTAGCGAATGCGAGTACGAAGGACATTTGTGATTATTTAGGGTGTACGAAGAACGACTTTCAGAAGCATTACAAGACTGACGTAGCGCATGCGAAGTTAAAGTTCAAGGACATGATTGCTACTGAGTTGATGGTAGATGCGATGGAGCGTGGGAATACGGCTAGTTTGCATTTATTAGCGAAGAGTAAGTTAGGTGGATTTAGTGAGCCTGTAAAGCAACAGATGGTGAATGAAGATGAGATGGGATTAGAGGTTAATTTAAATTGGTTAACTGCGAGGGATATAACTCCTAAGATTCCATGAAATTAGTTGACTACAAGCCGAGGGAATTTGCTTTAAAGCTACACAACAGGGACAAGCGTTGGGTAGTAATGGTGTGTCACCGCAGGGCAGGCAAGACGGTGAGTGCTTGTGTTGATTTGTTGGTAAGTGCGATGGAGAATCCGCTTGAGAATCCACAATTTGCCTATTTTGCGCCTTACCGCAGTCAGGCGAAGGCAGTAGCTTGGAGTTATTTATTAGAACTTTCAAAAGAATACTGGTCAAGACCACCGAATCAGGCTGAGTTAACTATTTACGTTAGGAATCGCAGTGGCACTGAGTCGAGAATCTTTGTTGGCGGTACTGACAACGCAGATGCACTTAGAGGTTTGTATTTTGATGGGGTAGTTTTGGACGAGGTTGGTGACATGAGTCCTACGGTTTGGTATAGCGTAATTCGTCCTGCGTTATCGGATCGCAAGGGTTGGTTAGTAGCGATGGGGACACCGAAGGGTTACAACATGTTTTGGAACTTAAGGGAAGAGGCGAGATTAAATCCAAAGACACATTTATTACTTGAGGTGAAATCGAGCGAGAGTGGGATATTAGATGCGGACGAATTGCGTGATGCGAAGATTCAAATGTCAGAAGATGCTTTTGAGCGTGAGTTTGAGTGTTCATTTGATGCTTCAGTGCAAGGTTCGTATTACGGCAAGTTAATTGCTGACGTATACAAAGAGGGTCGTGCGACTGACTTTGAGATTGACATGGAGTATCCAGTTGAGTTGGTAGCGGACTTAGGATTTACGGATTCTACGAGTTGGTGGGTATGGCAGACGTACCCTGACGGTTATCGGATGATAGATTTTTACGAGAATCATGGCATGCCGATGAGTCATTACATTGACTGGATAAAGGATTTACCTTATCGAGTTGAGAAGATACATTTACCGCACGATGCAAAGGCTAAGACATTTCAGACTGGTCGCTCGGTGATGGAGCAGTTTTTAGATGCTGATTTTGATTTTAAGCCTTTATTTAATGTTCAAGAAAAATTAAGTATTCAGGACGGCATTGAGGCGGTAAGAAACATTTTGCCGAATTGTTATTTTCATGATGCTAAGACGAGTGTAGGTATTGATCATTTGCGAGGCTATTCAAAGGAGTGGGACGATAGAAATAGTGTTTTTAAGAACTCTCCCAAACACGATTCTCACAGTCATGCTTCAGATTCTTTCAGGTATTTTGCGTTGTCGCAGAAGAAAGAGCGCACTCCAAAGAGGGTTCGAGAAGTTTTTACAACAGAGGTTGAGGTTGTTTCGCCTAATAGGTACTGTTTAGAAGAGATATGGGACACTGCGCCCAAACAAAATAGAAGGGTAGGTTGATATGGTTGCGACTGTTACTGATGGTGAAGAGTTTAATTTAGAGACTAAGGACAAAGAAATGAGTCCTGAGGGTATGGCGAGTAAGTGGCAAAGAGAAATTAGTGCTTCTACGAAGGAGTTAGAGAAGTTTCATACTGATTCTAAGAAGATTGTGAGGGCTTATTTAGATCGCAGAGACATGTATCAAGAGGGTGATTCAAGATTAAACGTATTTTGGTCAACGATTGAGACTTTAAAAGCTTCTTTGTATGCACGACCACCAAAAGCTGACGTGATGCGCAGTAATTTTGATCCAAATGATGATGTCGCTAGAGTTGCATCAAACATGCTTGAGACGATTTTAAATAATGGCTTAAGTGCAGACGGTTCTGACTTTGATTCTGCGGTTCGTCATGGCATTGAGGATTGGTTAGTCATTGGTATGGGTCAAGTTTGGCATCGATACGAGGTTGAGACTGAAAATCAGGAGATACCTGCAGTGACTGACCCCATGACTGGCATGGAGTTAGCCCCTTCTCAACAATTTGAGGTCATTTCTAGGGAAGAAGTTGAGACGGATTATATTTATTGGGAAGATTTCTTTTACAGTCCTGCGAGAGTGTGGGAAGAGGTACGTTGGGTAGCAAGACGAGTATTTTTAACCAAGGAAAAGGCAAAAGAGCGGTTTGGCGATGTTATTTCTAGTCAGTTATCGTATGCCAAAAATTTAAAAAATGGGAATAGTGAAAAACCAAAATTTGAGGCGCAGACGAAGGCTGAAGTATTTGAGATATGGTGTCATGACACTAAGAAAGTGTACTGGTACGCTCGTGGTGTAGATGTGATATTGGACGTAAAAGACGATCCTTTAGGTATCGATGGTTTCTTTCCCTGCCCTAAGCCTGCGATGATGAATACGACCACCAGTAACTTTGTGCCAAGACCTTTATATGTATTTGCGCAAGATCAGTTTGAAGAATTGAATGAGATCAATACAAGGATTAAGAGTTTAACAAGGGCATGTAAGGTAGTTGGTGTGTATGACCGTAATGCTGACGGTGTAAAGAACATGTTTACAAACGCATTAGAACTGTCTTTAACCCCTGTAGATAACTGGGCAATGTTTGCTGAGAAGGGTGGTTTAAGAGGTGTTGTGGATTATGCACCGATTGAGACATTTGCTAACACCTTATCGCAATTACGCATGATGAGTGCAGATAAAACTCAGCAGATTTATGAGATTTTAGGTATTAGCGACATTATGCGTGGTGCGACTAAGGCAAATGAGACTGCGACTGCACAAACGATTAAGGCGCAGTTTGGATCGACTCGTTTGCAATACTATCAGACTGAGTTAGCAAGATGGGTGCGTGAAGCCTTACGGATTAAAGCCGAGATTATTGCGCAGAAGTTTGACCCTGAAACAATTATGAAGATGAGCAACATTATGTATACGACTGATGCTCAGTTAGCAGAGCCTGCGGTTGAATTAATCAAGACGATGGGCATTGAGCAGTATCGTGTGAATGTTGATGCAGATACGATGGCATCGATTGATTGGCAGGCAAGACGTGAAGAAAATACAGAGATTTTGAATGCAATGAGTAACTTTTTTGCGCAGGTTGCGCCAGTTGCACAAAACATTCAAGGTTCGATGCCGTTCTTATTGCAAATCTTGCAAGCAATGATGGCAGGAGTTAAGGGTGGCAAGGTAATTGAAGGCATTATGGATCAAGCGATTGCTTCTTATAACCAACAACAACAAGTACCGACACCGCCAACACCGATGATGGTTGCGCAGTTAGCGGAACAACAGGCAATGGTTCTTGAAAGACTTGCAAAAGCTGAAAAGTATGCAAGTGAGTCGAAGAACAACAATATTGAGGGAGTCATGCAGATGGCTCAAGGACTAGGACAAACGAACCCACCACCACCGCAACCGCCTAGTCCACCTCAATCCCCAATGCCACCACAAATGGTGCAACCAATGCCACCACAAGGAATGCCATCACCAAATACGATCTTACAAGTACCTACTGGGGCGATGCAAAACGGTGTTGTGCAATTACCGCTTAACTCACCCTTGCGAGGGAGGGTGTAATGGCAATTTACACATATATTTGTAAAAACTGCGACAAGACGGTGGAAAGAATCTCGTCTATTGCGAATTACATACAGAATCCAAAGTTAGAGTGTGCGACTTGCTTTGAAAACTTAGAGCGAGTGATAGAAGCACCGATGATTCAGCGTGATAAGACTTGGACTGATTTAAGGGCGACTGACGGCACAGATATTAGTTCAAGAAACAAGCATCGTGAGTACATGAAAAAGAATAACTTGATTCCATTTGATGAAGCACAGGGAGATTTCAAAGATGCACAAAAGTTAAGAGAAAAACATTATACCGATGGCTCTGACGATAAGGTTGCTCGTAGAGAAGCGGTCAAACAAATTGTGGAGCGTGTTTATGGATGATTTAGTACAAGCATTAAGAAAAAAATCTTCCCAATATTTAGATGAATTAGGTAGTACACCACTATGGGGCGGTGTTGAGTCTGCAGTTCGCGCGCCATTTGCAGGAATAGCAGGTTTGGCAGGTGACATAGAAGATATGGGTAGAGCAGTGACAAACCGAACTTACAAAAGTCCTACTGTAACAATTGGTTCATTAACAGAAGTAGACAATCCATTTCCTTCTGACAAAAATTTAGTTAGCGAAAAAACAGTATTGCCAACTTACGATGATGTGCAGAAATTTGTTCCGAGAGTGACTAAGCCACTGACAGAATTGCAAGAGGGTGTCATTGGTGGGG